TCCCAACGCGTGAATTTTCGCGAAATTTCATAAGGGGGGTATCGCGAAATGGTGTCGGAAAGCATCTCAAGCATTGGGATACAAGCTGTTTGAGATTTGGGATTTTGCGTAATAGTTTAAAACAAAAACAATAAGGTTTGACGCTTAGCTGAGCTCAGAAGTGAGCCCAGCGAGGCGTTCTTTTGTTTCCGGAGGTTGACAGAACATGACTGATGAAGAACGGCAAAAAATTACAGAACTAAGGGTAAATGGCTTCGGATACAAGGCAATTGCAGCAGCGATGGGAATGAATCGGAACAATGTCCGGAGTTTCTGTCAGAGGCATGGCATTTGTGGCAGTTCGGTTGTTGTGGCATTGAACCTGGAGGAACAGAAGAATTCTTCACTCATTTGCAAACGCTGCAATAAAAAGCTTACCCAGTCATCAACTGGTAGAAAGCGTAAGTTCTGCTCGGAAGTATGTCGTCGGAACTGGTGGAAGCTCCACCCAGGAAACCGGAAACCTAAGGATACAGCATTCAAGAAAATAACCTGTAAATATTGTGGGGTAGAGTTTCAAAGTTATGGAAATACAAATCGTAGATTTTGCAGTCACGATCACTATATCAAGTCCAGATTTTGGACTGAACAAGATAAACAATAAGATTGAGAGGTAGAACATGGAGTTTAAGAAAATAAGGATTAATGACCTGATACCTGCCAGCTACAATCCAAGGAAGAAGCTGAAGCCAGGTGACAGTGAGTTTGAGAAAATCAAGAACAGCATTAAGGAGTTTGGTTATGTTGACCCGGTGATAGTCAATAAAGACAAGACAGTCATTGGTGGCCATCAAAGAATAACAGTCCTGAAGACTCTCGGAGTCGAGGAGATTGACTGTGTGGTCATCGACATTGACAAAACAAAGGAGAAGGCACTTAACGTGGCTCTGAATAAAGTATCAGGATTCTGGGATGAGAGCCTACTCGCAGATCTTCTCAAGGACCTTGAAGGTCTAGATTATGACCTTAAGTTCACTGGATTCGATCCACCAGAGATAGATGAGCTATTCACGAAGCTCCACGACAAAGATGTCAAAGAGGATGATGGCTTTGACCTGTCAAAAGCCCTCGAGGAAGCAAGCTTCGTCAATCGTGGTGATGTGTGGACAGTTGGAAGACATAGGCTAGTTTGTGGTGATGCAACAAAGGCTGATGATGTTCAGAAGCTTGCCAATGGAAAGAAAGTGAACCTGGTTGTTACAGACTTGCCTTATGGAGTCTCCTATGTCGGTGGATCAGGGCTTTCAATCAAGAACGATGATTTAAAAGGTGAAGAGTTCTATAAGTTCATCTTGGATTCATTCAACAACATGGCAGCGAACATGGCTCCTGGAGCTTCGATTTATGTATTCCATGCAGACACCGAGGGGCTCAATTTCAGGAAAGCGTTCTTAGATGCAGGCTTTCATCTTAGTGGAGTTTGCATCTGGAAAAAGAACTCTCTGGTCCTAGGGCGAAGTCCTTACAACTGGATCCATGAACCAATACTTTATGGTTGGCTGAAAACTGGGAACCACAAATGGTACACAGGTAGGTCTGAGACAACAGTATGGAATTTCGATAAACCTAAGAAGAATGAGAGTCATCCAACCGAGAAGCCAATTGGACTCTTAGCCTATCCAATAAAGAACTCATCTCAGGTCAATGGAATTGTGATGGATACGTTCTTGGGATCTGGATCAACCATGATTGCCTGTGAGCAGACTGATAGAATTTGCTTTGGAATGGATCTTGATGAAAAATACGTAAGCGTGGCATTGCGAAGGTACGCAAATTTTGTAGGCTCTGATAAAGATGTTTATGTCGAGAGAGATGGCGTGAAGATACCATATGCTGACCTTGTTAAAGAAGTGAAGTCTGTGGAGTCATAATCAAAATAACAGCTTGCTATAACCTGTGTTTAGAGTGATATATGTACTACCAAGAAAACACAGGAGGTATTGAGAATGGACAAGAAGGAAGTCATCAAGGCGGTAGAGGAGAAGTTGGGAACAAAGGCAAAGTACAAAGGAGCACCAACCTTCAGTTACGAAATCACAGACGGAAAGACAACTTACACGGTCACAAGAACCGGTGAGGTTCTTGATATGAATGGGGTGGAGAGACTCCTTGAGTGTATACTGAACAGTGATTCTACTGAGGATGAGATAACCTATACAGAACGAGAGCTTATGCGTGAGAGCCCATCAAATCAGAAGGGAGCAATTGAGGTTAGCCTGCAAGGTCATACAGGAGCAACGATAAGGAATCTTATCAACATGCTCGCCAGCAAGCAGAAGCTTCTGGCTCTTGCCTTGGGCTTTGACTGGCAGCCTGTTGGGGCCGGTGTTGCCGAAGAGCTGGCAGAGGCTAAGGTAACGGACCTGAAGGAACTTGAAGCGAACCTGGAGCCTTTAAGGCCCCGTCTGAATGGCTTCCAAATAAATCTAAGCAGACCAATTCCCATTGCAGAATTTAGCACTGATGGGATCAGCGAGGATAAAGTCAAAGCACTGAGAGAAGTCCTTAATGCTGCAGCAAACCAGGCCAGGCAACTGAAACATGCATCTTACAAAGCCTCCCAGGATGACAATCCAAAGTACGCATTGAGGGTGTGGTTGATAAGGCTAGGGCTAAACGGTGCGGATCACAAGGAAACGAGGGCATCGCTCCTTAAAGGCCTAGACGGCAACTCAGCCTTTAGAGGAGTGGAACCAAAGATAGAGAAATAGACAAAGAATAGAGTGGAGCCTTCGGGCTCTTTTCTTATTGAAGGGAGGTGATGACCATGGCAACTAGAGGGAGAAAACCTAAGCCGACAGCTATAAAGGTCCTGGAAGGAAATCCAGGAAAGAGGGCACTAAATGAATACGAACCTAAGCCGGATAAGAAGATGCCCAAGTGTCCAGTGTGGCTTGATGCCGAAGCTAAGAAGGAATGGCGAAGGACAGGAAAGCTTCTTGAGACCATGGGAGTCCTCTCTGAAGTAGACATGGCAGCCTTCGCTGGATACTGCCAAGCATATGCAAGGTGGAAGGAAGCGGAGGAGTTCATAACCAAGCATGGAACCATAGTTAAGACTCCATCAGGTTACTGGCAGCAGGTACCACAGGTTTCCATCGCTCAGACTTACCTGAAGATAATGAATAGGTTCTGTGAGCAGTTCGGCCTTACTCCATCTGCTAGAAGCAGGATAGTAACTGATAAGCCGCTGGAGAGTGACGATCCAATGGAGCTCCTACTTCTGAAGGGAGGTGCTGGCGATTGACGTATGTAATTATTGAAAGAGAGTCCTACATAACAGGCTACACAAGAAACGGTGTGGCTTTTAGTTTTGATAAGGCTGATTACGAGAAGGTCAGAAAGCATAGCTGGCACCTGTCGAAGAAGGGGTATATTTCAACCAAGAAAAAAGGCAAGGTTGTTCCAATCCACAAGGTGATCTTGAACTATCCTTCCTGGATGGAAGTGGATCATATCTCAAGGGACAGGCTGGACAACAGAAGAACCAACTTAAGAGTGTGTAATCACCAGGAGAACTGCTTCAATCAGAGCCTCAAGAGAACTAACACCTCAGGGTACATCGGTGTAAGCAAGGCCAAGCGTGAGAATGCCTTTGAAGCATACATTCATTTCTGTGGGAGGAAATACCACATAGGAACCTTTGAGGATTCTAAGCTGGCAGCTAAGGTTAGGGACAATGCAGCATCAATGTTATTTGGTGAGTTTGCTTCTCTCAATTTTCCAAAAGAATGCGGTGAGATAACTGGCTAACAAGAAAAGCGATCTGTTTGTCCCAACTAAGTTTATGCTGCCAACATCAACCTACATGCCAGAAAGGGCTGATCATACTGTAAGGTTCATCGAGAACCTGAGGCACACAAAAGGTGAATGGTACAATCAGCCATTCAAGCTCCTCCCATGGCAGGAGACAATCATCAGAAACATATTTGGAATCATAAAGCCAAATGGATTCCGGCAAATAACAACTGCCTATGTTGAGATTGCCAAGAAGCAGGGAAAGACAGAACTTGGAGCTGCACTCGCTCTCTACATGCTAACAGCTGACGGTGAGCGAGGAGCCGAAATCTATAGCTGCGCTGCAGACAGAGCTCAGGCCAGCTTAATATACAACGTGGCAGTAGATATGATCTCATTAAGCCCTGCTCTAAAGAAAAGGCTTAAGGTAGTGGCGTCGCAGAAAAGAATAGTGTATCCAGCCATGAACTCATTCTATCAGGTGCTTTCAAGCGAAGCTTATTCAAAGCATGGTATCTCACCAACAGCAGTGCTCTTTGACGAAACTCATGTGGCAAACAGGGAGATGATGAATGTCATGCTGCATGGTGCATCTGATGCGAGAAGACAACCGGTGAACTTCCTAATTACAACAGCAGGAAATGACTTCAATAGCATAGGCTACGAGCTCCATCAGAAGGCAATGGATATCATGGAGGGGAGAAAGGTTGATCCAACATTCTATCCAACAATCTATGCTGCAGATGAAAATGACGATTGGACAAATCCTAAAGTTTGGAAGAAAGCAAATCCGAGCCTTGGAATAACAGTTCAGGAAGACAAGATCAAGATTGCCTGTGAAAATGCCAGGCAGAATGCAGCAGAGGAGAATTTGTTCAAGCAGCTAAGGTTATGCATCTGGGTAAAGCAGTCTGTTAGATGGATGCAGATGCACCACTGGGATGAATGTGACTTTGCAGTAAATCCAGATGAGTTAATTGGTCGTGAGTGCTTCGCTGGTCTTGACCTTTCAAGCTCTATAGATATCACAGCATTTGTTCTGATATTTCCACCAAGAAACGAAGAAGAGAAATATATTATCTTACCTTATTTTTGGATCCCGGAGGATAATCTTCAGAACAGAGTAAGAAGGGACCATGTTCCCTATGATACCTGGGAGAAGCAGGGCTTTATTAAAACAACTGACGGGAATGTGGTCCACTATGGCTACATTGAGAACTTCATTGAGGAGCTTGGAACAAAGTATAACATAAAGGAAATTGCCTTCGACAGGTGGGGTGCAGTACAGATGGTCCAGAACCTAGAGGGAATGGGCTTTACTGTGGTTCCCTTCGGTCAAGGGTACAAGGACATGTCTCCACCTACAAAGGAGCTCATGAAGCTGACACTTGAAAAGAAGATAGCCCATGGAGGGAATCCTGTGCTCCGATGGATGATGGACAACATCTATGTCAAGACAGATCCAGCCGGCAACATCAAACCGGACAAGGAGAAAAGTACAGAGAAGATTGACGGAGCAGTTGCCTTGATCATGGCTTTGGACAGAGCCATCAGGAATGAGATAAAGGGCAGCGTATATGATGACCGCGGGATACTGGTCCTAAACTAATACACAAATATCAAGATTAGCTTGCTATATATAGCTTTTAGAGTGATATATGTAATAGCAAGATAACCGAGGAGGGTTTGTGTATGAAAAAAGGTGATTTCCTAGTCGCAAGGAATGGCAAGACAGTCTGCAAGATAATAGGTAAGTGGGGCAGCGACTTCATCCTTGAGAACATCAATGAAGAGGATGAAGATGTGAT